CGCGAAGGCGATGCTGGCTTCACCGGCATGGCCTCCCGCATCAACCCTCTCCAGCTCAAGGAGGGGATGGTCCAGCTCGCGGTCAACATGAGGCTCGACCGGGGCGTGGCCCAGACACGCAAGGGGGCCAAGCGCCTGGCCGATGCCATCGCTGCCGGTGAGACGGAGCTGGTCCTCGATTTCACGCTGGGTGATGAGGTGACGGGTCCGATCGTCCGCTCCACCTACTCGGGGGGTGTTTTTGCAGCCGGTCTCTACTCCTCGCCGCGCCTGGATGACTCCAATGAATACATCGTGCTGACTGGTCCCGATGCCGCCTATCTCTGGCGGGAGGGTGCCAGCCTTGTCACCAAGAGCTATCCCACCTCTCCCGTCTCCGAGCAGATCCTGCCAGGTGATGATGTCTCGCTGATCCAAGCCTTTGACCGGCTCTATCTCCTGCGCTGGCGCGATGAACCTGAATACCGGCTCACCTCGATCACGCAGACGACAGGCACCGCCACCGCCACCACGCCGACGGCCCATGGCTATGTGGCCGGTCAGGTGGTGAGGATCTTCGGAAGCGATCAGGCGGGCTACGGCGCCGACTTCCTGGTTGCCAGCGTCCCGACGCCCACGACCTTCACCTTTGCCGTTCCCTCCGGAACCGTCACCCCCTCGACGGGTGTGGCCTTTGCCCGGCGGGTCTGCCCTCCCCTGGTCTGGGATGGAGGAAGCGGGAACTTTGCCCGCGTGGGACTCGGGACCCATCCCGCGGGCGAAACCTTCTCCCGGATGCCCTCGGGCTCCATCGTCACCTACACGAACAACCAGCTCCTGCTGGCCCGGAACCGTGACGAGGTGCTGATCTCAGACGTCCTCGATGCCGAGACCTATGATCCGCTCCTGAAATCCTTCCGGGCGAATGCGGGATCCAATGACCAGATCGTGGCGCTCCATCCCTATGCCGAGGGGCAGGTGCTGGTCTTCTGCCGGAAGTCGATCTGGCTGGCCACCGCCGTCATGAAGCCGGACGGGATCTCGATCGACCCGGCCGCCTCCTCGCTCCAGCTCCTGACCAATGAAATCGGCTGCTGCGCCCGGCGCTCCATCGCCACGGCGGGGGTCTATGTCTTCTTCCTCTCGGACAGCGGGATCTACCGGCTCGACAATCAGTTCGACCTGAAGCTGCGAGGCAACACCAAGCCACTTTCCGACCCGATCGCCGACCTGCTCTCCGAGATCAATGTCCCGGCCGTCGGGCTCTCCAACGGGGTCTTCTTCAACAACCGCTACTACCTGGCCGTCCCGACCAAGCTGGCCAATGGGACGCCATCGGACGCTCCCAACACGCTCTTCATCTACAACATGCTCAATGAGGCATGGGAGAGCCGGGACAGCTATGCCTTCAACCTCGATCAGCTCGTGGTCTCGGACTACGGCACGGAGCGCCGACTCTATGCCTCCAGCCGCAACGGGAGGCTCTACCTGCTGGACGAATATGAGAGCGGGCTCGATGATCAGACCAGCGGCAGCGGCACCTATGTCGTGGAAGGGGAACTCCTCACCCGCCGGTATGGATTCGGGTCGCTCACCGGGAAGCGGATGACCCGGACCGTCGCCTCGGTCGTGCTGCCAGCAGGGGCCGGAGCCGCCATGGATGCGATCACGACCGATCCGGACGCGGATTTCCAGATCCTGAGCTTGACAAATAACGGGATCTCACTGGAAGATTACACAGTCAAGGGGCCGATCCGCAGGAATGCAAACATGCTGGATCTCAGGTGGAGGACGACATCAGGAAGGCCGATCCTGCGAGCCATCACCGCCGAGGCCACGGTGGACGGACTGCCGAAGACCGGCACGAGGACGGAAGAGTGATGCAGGAGGCTATTAGACTGTTGGACTATTAGACTATTAGCAAAACAGCCAGCAACCCCCTTTTATCCCATCTCCCACTGGATCCCATTTCTTACCTAACAGCCTAACAGCCTAAACCGCTCAACACCTATCTACATGGCAACCGTCACCAAAGGCCACACCTTCGTCTCAGGCGAAGTCGTCACTCCTACCAAGCTCAACAACCTGGTTGACCTTGCGACCGTGACCCAGATCGTCAATGCCGACATCTCGGCCACGGCGGCGATTGCTGACACCAAGCTTGCAACCATTGCCACCGCTGGAAAGGTGAGTGGCAACGCCATCACCTCCGGAACGATCGGAGGAACGACTGCGATCAACACGACCGGCACGATCACGGCCGCGTCCCTCTCCGGACCCCTGAGCGGGGCTGTTACAGGGAATGCCTCATCCGCAACAAGACTTGCAAATGCGAGAGCGTTTTCTGCCATCGGTGATGTCACGACAGTTTCAGCCATCAATTTCGACGGGACGGCGGCAGTCGCTCTTAACCTGGCGGTCGGGAATGGCGTGATTGATAATCTCAACATCGCGGCCGCCGCAGGCATTGTGGACACGAAGCTGGCCACAATCTCGACGGCAGGCAAGGTGAGTGGCAACGCCATCACCTCCGGAACGATCGGAGGAACGACTGCGATCAACACGACCGGCACGATCACGGCCACGTCCCTCTCCGGACCCCTGAGCGGCAATGCGACCACGGCCACCACGGCCACCACGGCCAATGCGATTGCCGACGGAGCCGTCTCGACCACGGCCAAGATCGCCAATGGCGTCGTCACGCTTGCCAAGCTCGGAAGCACGGAGCAGGACTTGGTTGCAAAATGCTGGGTAAACTTCAACGGAACTGGAACCCCTGCAATCCGATCCAGCTACAACGTATCCAGCGTTACCAAGTCCTCTGCTGGCTCATATAGGGTCAACTTTTCGTCGGCTATTGCAGTGGGATATTCTGTTAGTGGCATAGCATCTAACGACGCGACAAACACCTGTTGGCTTGAACTGAATGAGATTGTTTCGGGCGGGGGGGCGCCCACCACAACTAGCGTTGGCGTTAGAGCGGTGGCCGTGGCCGCCGGGAACGTTGCAGCACAAGACTCTGCCAATGTAAGCGTAACCATTTTCGGAAACTAATATGCCATTCATTATCTACCCTCAGCAGGATAATAAGTTAGCCGTCATCATCCCAACGCGGGACGTGAACGATGCCATCAAAGATGTTCCGGTCGATACCCCATACGCCATCGTCGATAGCTTGGGCGGGGTGGACAACGATTACTTTGACGGGTTCATCTACTCGGACGGTCAGGCGATTCCCGACATGGCAGCCTGCAAGAACATCCATCTGAACAGATTCCGCGCTGCCCGTGCGCCAAAGCTCGCCGCACTCGATGTCGCCTTTATGCGAGCAGTCGAGCAGGGCGACGCAACCAAGCAGGCCGAGATCGCAGCCGAGAAGCAGGAGCTGCGAGACATCACAAAGACCCCGCTTCCCGACACACTGGAAGAGATCAAGGCTGTCTGGCCCTCGGCTCTAGACCCTCGACCCTCGACTCAGTCCTGATGCTCGCATGGGAAATCGCACGCCAATGGCAGGAGGTCAACTGCATGACCCCCTTCGAGGAAATCCTCGGGGCTCATCTCTCGTGCGGTCTGGTTCATTCCACTCCGGAAGTCTTCCTCCTTGCTCAGGAATGTCACTGGGACGCAGAGAAATCAGAAATCAGAAATCAGAAATCAGAAATTCCAAATGCGTGGTTCGTAGAACTCGCCGCGGGCACTTGTCACAATCCGGTCAAAGAATTTCTCCGCATTGCTCCCCGCCCCCTTCCGTTCGTCCTCTGGTGCAGACAATCCAAGGGTCGCAAGCACGACATCCATTCCTACCGTTGGTCGCACCTCGCCCGGCGAGTAGGCCTAAAGGGTTTCTATCTCTCGACGTTCGACCCTCGACCCTTGTCTCTCCCCTCTCCCATCACCTAACCCCTATCACCTAATACCATGGGCGGATCCAAAGGCGGAGGCGGTTCACCCCCTCCACAAGCACAACCTCTCGACTATAATGCGCTGATGGCCGCATCGGCCAAGGCCAGCGCCGCGGCCTACAAGTCCCAGCTCAACTCCCAGATCGAGGCCTATCCCAAGCTGGAGGCTCTCCAACTCGGGACGGTCAACAAGCTCTCAGGCAATCTCAACAATGACTACACTCGCCAGGCCAAGGGGGTCATCAACCAGACCTTGGAACGTGGTGCCAATGCTCTGATCGGAACGGGTGATCGGATCAACTATCTCGGTGGACTAGGACAGGGTCTCGGTGAGCAGGCCTACCGATTTGCCCAGGGACCCACCGCACTTGACAGGCAGATCGGTGCCGCCGGTGCCAATGCCTTGAACGCCCGCGCCGATCAGGTCTCCATGCCGAACCAGATCCGCAATGTGTCGGCACTCAATGCAAGCGCGGAATCCACCGGCTCCGGGGCTCTCGGTGATCAGCTCATGGCCTCGGCCCAGTCGCGCCTAGCCACCAACGGCCAGCTCTCTGAGGAGGAACTCCGCAATGCCTCGCAGGGCGCCCGCGCCGCCTTCTCAGCCCGCGGTCTCGGAGTCGGCTCAGGTGCCGCCGCCGCCGAGATCCTGAATCGTTCGGCCTTCTCCCGTCAGCGGATGAACGAGGATGCTGCATTCGCCGCCAACGTGCAGGCCCAGGATCTCTCCCGTCGTCAGGCCAATACTGGGGCCCGGAATCAGTTCGCCCTTGCCAATCAGGGTGTCGGGATGCAGGCCCAGCTCGCCAATCAGTCGGCCGATCAGACCATGAATGCCCAGCGTATGCAGGCACAGGGGATGAATCAGGGAGCCAACCTCCAGCAACTCGCCGCCAACCGCGACTTCCTGATCAACTCCAACAACGCCGTCAACAACTCACAGATCAGCCGTGGTAACTACGGACTCGGGATGCTCGGCAACACCGCCAACATCTACGGCCAAGGTGGCGGGGCCTATCAGAATGCCGCCCAGCTCGGCTTCGGCGGGGCCAATGCCCTGGTGAACCTCGATCCCTATCAGCGGGCGCTCGGCACCGGCATCCAGCTCGGCAGCGGCATCCAGGGGAGCTCCGGCCAGATGATCGGCAATACCTACAACCAGGCTCTCGGCATGGCAGGCAACGTCGACACCTTCAACGCCAACATGCTCGACTCACGCTACAACTCCTGGGCCAATAACAACGCGGCTACCTCCGCCGCGAACAACGCCATGTGGGGTCAGCTCGGAAGTGCTGCGATCGGAGGCGTCAGCAAGATCGGATCGGCCGCTGCTTTCTGCTGGGTAGCCCGCGAGGTCTATGGCGAGAGCAATCCGGCCTGGATGGAGTTCCGCGACTGGCTGCTCACCCGTGGCAGCTACCGCCGAATCGTAAGATATATCCAGCACGGCGAAGAGATCGCCGAGTATATCTCGACCCGCCCCGGCTGGAAGGCCCGCCTCCGCAAGTGGATGGACGCCCGACGCGCCGAGCTCTCAATTTCCAACCCCTCCATCTCATAACCTCCCATGTTCGCCTACAACCCCACCGTCAACGACAACTCAGGCCAGATCACCGCCGCTGGCACCCTCGCCATGGCCAAGGGCATCACCGACGGAGTCAACACGGCCGCGGGATCGGTGGCCGACGGCATGGGCAAGGCCGACATGGACCGCAAGACCCTCGACATGATCATGGGCAAGGCCGACCAATATCGCTCTGCCGGGATCATGGATGACAAGACCTACGGTGACATCACCCGCGGAAGCCTGAGCAAGGCCACCGGCATCCTGGCCGGATTCGAGGCCACGGTCGTCAATCCCTACCTCGAACAACAGAAGTATCAGAACTACGCCAACGCCCAGATGCAGATCAAAGGAGCTGGATCGGGCGGGGTTGGCTCCATGGACGGCTTCACCTACTAATCACCATGGCCGACCAACCTCAGATCATGGACCTGCGGACATTCGGCCGCACGATGCTCGGCCGCCAGCCGGGATATAAGCCGACCAAGCAGGAGCTCTCGGCCGACATCGCCCTCTACAAGAAGTATCAGGACGAGACGATCAAGCAAATGCGCCCCTCCTTTCAGCCGACTGGAGTAAATGCCGCTTTTCCTGATGGGCGGACGGTGCCAATGCTGATGACATCCGCCAATTCAGCAATGCTTGCTCCTAGCACTGATGCTTGGGCTCCCGAGCGGATTACGGCTGCCGACGGGACGGTGAAGCTCATGGACAAGAACACCGGCCGCACCATCACGGCTTGGGATGAGCAGACCGGAACTCCAATCAAAGCTGCCACCAAGGAGACGCAAGACTCTGTTGTGGCTATGCAGCAGGCCCAGCTTCAGCAGGACATTGCCAAGATGCAGGCTACCGGAACGCCATGGTATCGCTCCGATACGTCCTACCAGAAGGACATCGCCATCAAACAAGCCCAGCTTGCCGCAATGATGGATCCCTCCTCGGTCATGGCTGGCGCCCCGGCTCCCTCGCCGAGCCCCTCCCCCTCTGCCACTCCAGTTCCTACGCCGCAGGCGTCCCCCACCCCGGACAGCGCCTATCTCTCCTCGCCGACCCCGACTCCCTCACCGGAGCCAACCCCCGCACCGACTCCTCTCTCCATGTCCTCCGCTGATTACCAGTCCAAGTATGGCCGCGCCATGAAGCCCGGCCGCTATCGCACCAAGAGCGGGGCCGAGGTCCTGATCACGGACTAATCACATGGCCGCTCCCGCGCAGGACGAGCTGGCCGCGCTCGATTATGTCGGGCCGATCGAGGCGTCACAATCAGCCCCCGATCCTCTCTCGGAGCTGGAGTTTGTGGCTCCTATCGACGCCAGGGAAAATCCTCCCCTGCTCGCCGTGGGTCGCACCGGCGGCCCCCTCGATCCGGCCAAGGCGGGCTCTGCCCCCGAGGGAACCGATCCTCTCTCACCGGCCAATCGCTGGAATGAGAAGTCGGCACCCTATAAGGTGACATCCGCGGGCATCGAGCTCGATCCCCTCCGCTACGGAGCCGGTGTCCAGTCTGCTTACGACGATGGGTTGATCGACCCGGCCACCTTCTCCAAGCTCTCCCCCAACGCCGCCAAGATCGAGGAGAGCGCACGCCGCCGCCGCGATCTGGAGGCCACGGCCGGATCCTCCCCCGAGGGGAAGGCTTTCCTGACCGGGCTCGGCCGGGGTGGAGCCGTCACGATGGGATTCCTGGGAGGGGCCGCCATCCCCGCCGTTGCCGGGATGACAGCCGGTCCCGCCGCCCTGATCACCGGAACCGCCGGAGGCATCGTGGGAGGCTATGCCGCAGGCAGGGGATACGATGCTCTCTACAAGACACTGGCCGAGAATGACTCGGAGTTCTCCAGCTACCTCGCAGCCAGCCAAGCCCGGCCCGGATACAATGCGGCCGGTGAGTTGGCCTCCATCGCCATCACCGCTCCCGCCGCCCCCTACAATCTGATCAAGGGGATCCAGCTTGTGCGCGAGACCAAGGGTGCGCTCGAAGCCGCCAAGTTCGCAGGCAAGGTCGTCGGCCTGGGTGCCGGGACCGGTGCCGCCACCGACATCACCTGGAGGCTGGCCGATCAGGCACTCGCCTCCGGGGATGAGACCCCCGAGGGGCCTACCTTCCAGTCCTCCTTCCAGTCCGCCGTCATGGGAGCGCTCCTCTCCGGCCTCACGGTCCAGAACAAGCGCTATGAGATGGGCGACATCCAGTCACTGGTCGCCAAGAAGCAGGCCGGTGAATCCCTTTCTCCCATGGATGAGGAGGCGGTCTCCACGGCGCTCCGCGTCACCGATGCTGTCCGGGGTGAGTATGGTCCCGACGCCCGAGGCACCATGCGGATGCAGGGAACCTCCTTCCTGGGCAAGCCCGAGGCGCTCAAGACTGAGGTGGCGATGGGTGAGAATGGAAACCTGAAACCTGAAACCGGAAACCTGAACGCTCCGGCAGGATCAGCGCCAGCGTCACCCGCCGCGCCTGCTGATCTGGGTGAGCTGATCCCGATCGAGGATGCCCCGGCCAATGTCCCGGAGGGTGTCATCAGTATGGGCGGACCAATCCCGAGCCCCGGCCTTCCTACCACCTCTGGGGAAGAGAGAAGAAGCACTCGAACCCGCCCGCCAACATCAAGCGGTGGCAATCCCATAAGCTCTGAGCAAGCGGATTTTAACAAACAATTTTTGTTGTCGGGAGTAGTGCATCCTTCGTTGACATCAAATTATGCAACGGACTTTCCAAATTCAGCAGCGTATTACGCAGAGCAACCTCAAGCAATAGGAGCCCCGAATCCTGGGCGTTCTGATTCAGGTATTGTTCGAGTGTTTTCCAGACTAGGATCAATTCCGGCAACACCAAACGAATTTATATTACCGAATGGCGCTAAGCCGGTAATGGAATTTACTCCAGCGCAAATTAGAAAAGGGGAGCATATACAATGGTTTGCTCAACAATCCGCCGCTAAGCCGCCAGCTACGGCCGATGACTTGGCTGAGTTGACTCCAGCCAGCGCCACTCCGGACCCCTCCGCTCCTCCCGTCGTTTCAAGCACCCCCTCGGTCAGCGAGATGGTCTCTGAGTATCCCGTGGTCGAGACGCCCCTCGATCAGATCACCCTCTCGGAGGATGTTCCCAATTTTAAGAACAATGCCAGCGACTCCAGCGGCGTCGTCCAAGGGAATGAACTGGCAGGCAAATACAACCGGCTCGGCACGGGGAACATCGTTCTCTGGCAGCGACTTAACGGAGCACTGGAAGTGATCTCCGGCCGCCACCGGCTCGATCTGGCCCGACGCACGGGTGAGAAATCCATCCCATCTCAAGTCGTCCGGGAGGCGGAGGGATTCAGCAAACAGGACGCAATGACACTGGACGCGGAACTCAACATCCGCGACGGTCAAGGTGAGGTCAACGACTATGCAACCTACTTCAAAAACAGCGACATCACTCTCCAAGGAGCAGAAGAGGGAGGCCTTTTGGCAAGAGCGAAGGGCCGTTCCGGCTGGGCGCTTGGCAAAAGTGCGAGCGATGATCTCTACGCGCTCTATCAAGCCGGAGGAATCAAGGAAGGCCAAGCAGTAACGATTGCCCAGGCGGCCCCGGGAGATGCCGAGCTTCAGCGGGCTGGCATTTCAGCCGCGGTCAATCGCAAGCTCTCAGGAGATGCCCTGACGGGCTATCTCGGATACATCAAGGCCAGCAAGGATCTGGCCGCCCAAGGAACCCAAGGAGATCTCTTTGGAACCAGTGACGCGGCCCTCCAGCGAGGCGAGGAAATCGCCCGCGCCGCCGCCTCCAAGGTGCGCGAGATCAATGAGCAGATCGCCGCCGTCCAGTCCGCGGCCAAGAGACCCGAGGCCGCCGCCAAGCTGGGCGTCAATGTCAAGGACCCGGAGGGAATCCTCAACCGCGTCGCCGAACTCCAGCGGCTCGCCGCCCGCTACAAGTCATTCTACACCGATCCGGAGATCATGGCCGAACTCTCAGGCGTCTCGACCGAGCAGGCCGCCGCCGAGATGGCGCCCCCGGCACCGGCTGCCACCCCCAACATCGCCACCAATGGGGAGGGGAATCTCTTTACTCCTGCCGACATGCCCTTCAGCCTGACCGGTCAGGTAGCTTCTGAACCGACCCCCGCCGAGATCGCCGAGGCCGAGCGCCAGCGCCTCGCCCAGGAGGAAGCCGACCGCAATCAGGGTGATATGTTCTCGGGGGGATTCTCAGGCACTGCCGACTACGGCCCGCAGGGTGGATCGCGTGGAGCCACTGCCGCCGGTCCCTCCATCCCCAAGGAGGCCACGGTCATGTCACGCGGCCCCGGCTGGGAGATGCCCGAGGTCCTCGGGGCCACCGACCGCGTGCTGCCCGTCGAGATGCCCGAGCTGATCCGATGGTTCCGCGAAGCCACCGGCATGTCACCCGAGGTCCGCCGCCGGATGGGATCACTCGGCCTCTTTCGTGGAATCGGCAAGGGACGCATCGCTCTCCGGGCCTCTCTCTTTGCCAATCCCCAATCAGTCGCCATGACCCTCGCCCATGAGATCGGCCACTGGATCGACTATCTCCCCGACGAGTCACTCAAGCGGGGCAATATCCTGGGCCGCCTCGGATCCCTCCTGAGCTATCTGAAGCAGACGATGCCGCTGGGTGCCTCCCCGGAGCCGGAGCTCTCTGGCAAGATCCTGACCGCCGAGGAGCGCAGGACGATCGCCACCGATGCCGAGCAGGCTCTCCGTGAATCCCTCGGTGAAGTGATCGAGAAGGTCATCGTGGAGGAACCCATCTACCGCACTCTCGGAATCTCAGCCGATGACGTGAAGAATCTCTTCGGCCTGAATGCCAGGACGGAACTGCCTGAGCTATACGATTGGTTCGCCAAGCAGGACGCCACCGTCAAGAAGGCCATCGTGAAGGCGGCCATGAAAGGAATCGTCGATGATCGGATCAAGCGCTTCGGCAAGCAGGAGCAGATCGGCACGCAGACGGTCGAGCGAGATGTCGTCACCTCCGGTCGCAATCCCACCCCGCAGGAACTCAAGGCAGCCATCGACCAAGCCATGCGGATGGAATACCGACGCCGCAATCTGGCCAGCGCGAAGCTGATCCGGGATGAACTGATCGAACTGAGCAAATGGTGGAAGCCCTTTGACGAGCTCCGCTCCCCTGCCTCCTATGTGAAGTATCGCAAGAGCAGCGCCGAACTCTATGCCGACGCAATCTCGGTCCTATTCAACTCCCCCGCCGACCTGGAGCTGAGGGCGCCCTCCTTCTGGGAGGCCTTCTGGCTCAACGTGGAGCGCAAGCCGGAGATCAAGGAGGCCATCGCCGGAATCCAGACCTTCCTAGCCAAGGGCCCCGAGGCCGTCAACCGGACCCGGCTCGCCGAGTCGAAGGCTGGCTATGCCAAGGCCAGCGAGCTGGTCAAGCGCCGCTCCGCCGCCATGAAGGCATGGGCCAAGTCTCCCATCCGTCTCTGGGAGCGGGCCAAGGATACCTATTACTTCTACGCGCAGCCAGCCATCGAGCTGATGCACCAGAAGCGCCGCTCCGGCCAGCCGCTCAAGCCGGAGGATCGGATGGACTGGCTCTTCGAGGAGATGCCGCTGGCCAACTCCAGCGTGCAGGCTGATCTCATGGAGATCACGGCCAAGGTCTCCCCCATCCTGCAATCCGTCGCCCTGACCGATGATGATCTCGGCATCTACCTGGAGAACTACCGCATCGCCAATGAGCGGATCGAGGTGGAGCGCCAAGTCGGGAAGGCCAGCGAGCAGGAGAGTGAGATCGAAGTCACCGGCCGCACGGTCATTGCCAATCCGGACGGCAAGGACCCCGTCATCGCCCAGGCTCTCCTAGACCAGCAGCGTGCCGATATGTCTCCGGAGCAATGGAGCGCCCTCCAGCAGGCCGCCGAGGCATTCCATGATAAGATCTTCTCGGTCCTCTCGGAGGCTGTCGATGCGGGGATCATCTCCCGGGAGATCTACGAGACGCTCCTGGTCCCGAACAAGGATGCCTACGCCACCTTCACCCCGCTGAAGTATGCCGACCGCTATGTCCCCGCCGGGATCGTGAAGCAGGTGGGAACGCTCGATCAGGTCGCCAATCCCTACACGCAATCCGTCCTGAAGATGGCGGCCATGCGCCGCGCCGCCCAATCCAATCAAGCCAAAGCTACATTCTTCAACTGGATGAAGCAGAACTTCTCCGGTCTGATCCAGGATGCCTCGATGCGCTGGGATGGCCGTCGCAATGTGCCGGTGCCGACCCGTGAGGTGGGATGGAAGACGCTCACCTACCGCGTGGATGGGAAGCTCCGCGGGGTCCACCTGCCGGAGCGCTATGCGGATGTCTTTGAGTCGATGAGTCCCTCCCACCAAGACGGGCTGATGCAGGCGCTCTCCTTCCTCTGGTCCTCGGCCGCCTATCCGCTGATCATCAAATACAATCCCTCCTTCCAGCTCGCTCTCTCCCCCATGCGCGATCTGCTCCGCACGATGCGGAATGCCCCGGACAAGACCCGTGGGAGGATCCTCGGCCAGCAGGCCTATCAGCTCGCCCTCGCCATGCTCCAGCCGCAGGGGCGCGAGGCCCTCTCGACGACCGCCGGGGGCGTCGTCGGCACCGCTGTCGGATCGACCATCGGATTCGTCGGGGGACCCGCCGCGGCCGCAGCCGCCGGTCAGGTGGGAAGCTATGTCGGAAGCGCCATCGGCGTGGCTCTCGGCAAGCTGCTCGCCGCGATCCCGGTCAACATCGGATCCTCTCCCCTGGTCAACCGGATCTCGGGTCAGGCCGATGATCTCCTCATCGAGATGCTCCAGAACGGAGCGATGGTGGGGCCGCATGAGTCCTTCTACGCGACGGCCGATTCCCATGGCGCCCTCGGTGACATTCTCCGCCAATACAACATGCTCCCGGCCGAGGATCAACCGGCATGGGCCCGCAAGTGGTTCGTCAAGCCGGTCCTCTCCTATCTGCGCTCGATCCAGTTTGCCGGGCAGATCATGGAGGCTCTCCCCAAGGTCTCGGCCTACAAGGTGCTGGCCAAGGATCTCGGCTGGCCGACCCGTGAGGCGGCCGCCTATGTCCGCAACTACATGGGCGTCCCTAACTACATGAAGAAGGGGAACGGGATCTCGACGCCGGGGATTCTCTTCCCCTTCATCAATATCACGATGCGCTCCTGGGAGTCCTCGATGAAGCTGCTCGCCGGTCGGGAGAAGGGGCGCAAGTCGCAGGCCGACTATCTCCTGAGCTATCTGTTCTTCGGCGGATTCCTGACGACGGTGATGACAGTCCTGGCTCGGGAGGGATTCTTCGGGGATGACCTGGCTGGCATCTTCCGGAAGATCCCCGACCGCGATGTCTATGCCTACCACTCGATCCCGGTGGGCACCACGACCACGGGGGACTATGGCTCGAAGACGGCCTACTTCCGCTGGCCTGTCGATGAGGTGGACCGCACCATCAATGGGATGGTCTACTACGGTCTGACCGCGACGCTCCGCCAGATCAAGGGGGAGAAGACGGGCATTGGCCTCGGCCAGATTGCGGCGGTCCCTCAAGGGGAACTGCCCTCGCTCAACCCATTCCTCTCCCTCCCGGCCAAATGGGCCACCTATGCCGCCGGGATGAATCCGATCGACGAGCACCGCGGTCGCTCGATCCTGACCGATGACGAGCTGAAGGCGGGAGGCTGGCCCGCTGCCAAGAAGATGCTCATTCACTCCCTGGATAAGATGGGTGTCTCCAACTTCCTGCGCTATGATGAGAAGAGCAACACGGTCTCGGAGTTCGCCGTCTCCTCGACCGCCCCGATCAACCGGTTCCTGAAGATCACCGACGCCGGTGAGTCTGAGCGTGCCCGCGATGAGGTGGCCGGTGAAGAGAAGGCGATCGCCCAGGTCCGCGTCGATCTCTCGGAGGATGTCCGCGCCGCGACCCGCGAATACGCATGGCTCCAGAAGCTAGCCGAGCGCCGCACCCCTCAGCAGACGCTTCGCTACGCTGTGCTGAAGCAATGGAACGGCCAGATCTACCGTCCGCAGATCGAGGCGATGCGCTCCGCCGTCGAGAAGGGGGATGTCGCCGCCGGTGCCCGAGCCGTCCGCACGATCAACGGGATCACCGACGGGATGAAATCAGCCTGGGCTAAGAGCCGGTAGCCTAGCGCTAGCGGTTCCGCTGGCCCGCGGGAGGGTTCGCTGTCGGGACGATGAAGGTGGTCCCTCCGATTTTCTGAATATAGGTGGGTCCGCGATCCTGGTAGATGACGCCGGATCCGTTCCCGTCGCCGACCACGAAGGCATTCCGCCCATTGTCATTGACCTGCTGGGGGACGACGCCGGTGCTCTGACCGCTGACGATCATGGCCGCGCCGACGGCTGCCATGGGATCATGGTCGCAGTCCTGGGCTGAACAATTCATTGCAGAAACTGCAAGGATGAGGGTGGCTAGTATGGTGGTGGTTGTCTTCATGGGGTGGGTGGTGTGGTTTCTGTATGGGTGATACCGTAGAACTTAGCATGGTCGGCGGGGTCGATGCCTTCGCTTTCGCGTAAGTGTTCCGCGTAATTATTCAGAGTGGTGCTGGCGTGCTTGTGTCCCAGCATCCGCATTGCGGCATTGATTCCGTGATACTTGAAGGCGATCGAGGCGGCCTGTCCCCGGAGCTGATAGGCTTTCTTGTGCCCCTTCGGAGTGGGGATGTGCTTCTCAAAGAAGCGGTTGACCAGGTTGTAGCAGATTTTCCTGCGCTCGGTCTTGTTCCTCGCCGGGATGACGTAGGCGGCATTCTCATCCTGCTCGACCGGGGTGGCGCTCTTAAACTCCAAGAGCTGCTGCCATAGCTCGGGCCTGACGGTGAGGCGGATGGTGACGGCCTCCCGGTAGTCGCCGCGGGTGGTGAAGGTGATCGCCCCAGCCTGCTCGTGGAAGTCGCTCCACTTCGCCTGATACACCATCTTGTTCCGGACGCCGAGATTGTGCATGAGCGCCCAGCATGGCCAGACGGGAGACTTGGCAAGGCGTAGCTCCTCGGCACCGGCCAGCATGCTCATGGCCTTCTCCTTCTCGAACCTGGTGAAGCCCATGGTCGCGGGTGCCCACTTGGGCGACGGGGTGGCGGTCTTGAATCCCGTCAGATCGGGAAGGCGGAGCCCCTTGTAGAGGCCCATCTTATCCTTGGTGAAGACGGCCCGCGCCTGGATGAGGTGGCTGCGGATCGAGGCATCGGAGCGGTATTTCTTGCTCCCGTCCGGCCCAACGATCTCGGTGGTGCGGCATCGGCGGATGAAGCAGAGCGCCGTCTCCTCGGTGAGGATGGAGCTTGAGACCTTGCGGGGGTCCGCTCGCTTGGTCACGACCGAGACCAGCCTCTCAAGCCCGTGGATGTAGTCGAGCACTGACCGGCGGGCTATCCCGGTATCCTCGGCGCTCTTCTCCAGCCGCGTCAGAATATCTCCGATATTGGCGAGGCCGGTAGTCGTCGCCTCGGCTTTCTGGGGCGAGGGGTTCCAGTCGTTGCGCTCTAGCTTGTCCAGCTCTGTCTTGGCCTGCTTGACGGCTTGGTCCTTTAGGCTGGTCTTGAGCGTCTTCCAGATTGCCCGGTTATCACGCCGAAGTCGGAGATAGAGGTTGTCTCCCCTCCTCCATAGAGTATAGCTTTTCCCCCTGTGATTGACGACAATATCAGTTCTCGTTGCGGTGCTCATATATCAGGCGTGTATTCCTGCCTTAGCATGATACGCGATTTGATACGCGTCAAGCAGGGTTGCAATGGTGGAGTCTGGTGGTTTCTAGTGGGAAGCATTTTGACGCCGCAACAGAGTAAAATCAGGGGTTTTCAGTCACCAACACTTTCAAAGCCGGTATAGCTCAGCTGGTAGAGCACCTGATTTGTAAATGTGTCTCTCTCTCTTTCGTGGGTCTTGTGCTACGCGGTTTGCTACACCTTTTTGAGGCTGGCGGGGCTGGTAGTTTATTCACGCGGTGGGTGTTTCTCGGGCGGTGTGGCGCCGGGTTTCTGGGGCTCGGCGATGCTGGTGATGTCCTTGCTGGCTCGCTGCATCCTGGTCAGTGCCCGGATCACCATGACGACGAGGCCGGGCGGATGTTTTGCCAGTAGGTCTCGGATGACCTGGGCGGCGATTGCTTTTGCTTCTTGGTGGCTCATTGTTGCAGGCTGCTGTTGATCATTTCGATCAGCGATTCCTTGGTGGTCTCAAGGTGTGCGATGGCGGCCTCTTTGGTCTTGTAGGCCGCCGACATGTATCTTGCCGGAACGGACCTCTTTGAGGTCAGGACGGCGCTCCAATCGTTTCTGCCCTCGATGACGAAGCCAAGCTGCACCCCGTCTCTTTCGATCCTCCAGGCGTCTATCGTTTTGCTCTTAACTTTTGTTGCGGTTGTCATGGTGTTGGGTTCCTGGTGGCTCATGCTTGTGCTTTCTCGGTGGTGTATCCTGTTATCAATCTAACGGTCTCTCCGGGCTTTTGGCCTCGCAGTGGTATCATGTCAAATCGGAGCTGCCGATTTTCTCGATACCATGCAACTATTTGGATGGATCCGTCGTCATTCATATTAGCGGTTATTGATTCGTATTTAGCCTTGGTTTTCATCGGTGTGGGTTGGTGGTGTGGTTAGTGTGTGGCGTTGTTGGCTTGTTGTCTAGTTGTTCGGCGGTCGGCCAGGGTGCGGCGCTCGCCTTGTTCGAGGGCCCGGAGGATCCACCACGCGGCGGGCATGGCGGTTTCCTGTTCCCGGCTCAGGTCGGCGAGGCGCCGGACTATGGCGCGTCGGTTCAAGTTCTGGACTCGGCGGAGGTTCATGGCTGCACCTCCTCAATCATTTCCTGCCTGACGAGCTCCTGGGGCCGAATCTCGCCATGGGTCCACTCGACTGGGGCGATGTATCCGCGGTCTCCGTTCCATTCGGTGATCACGAAGAGGGAAGAATCTCCATCCCATTCGGGTTTGATTCGGACGACCTTTCCTTGCCGGAGGTTTGTTGCGTTCATCCCTGCACCTCCTCTCCGGTGGCCTTGGCGATTGCGGCGGTGATGATGTCACGGATTGATTCCCCTTCGTCGTCGCTGTCCCTGGCGTCGTAGGTGTTGCCGATGGCTTCGAGTGCTGCCTGTAGAGCGGAGAGCATTTGCGGCGCTGCTTGTTCCAATCTGTGGCGCTCGGGATGAGAGTAAACCGGGATCATGTCGAAACTGAGCCGTCGGTTGCTTTGATACCAAGCGACGACGTTGATTGACCCGTCGCGGTTCTGGTTTGCTGTGACGCTGTTGTATTTTGGTTTGATGGCTTTCATGGTTTTAGTTCCAAGGTGCTGTTGAGTTTCTGTTTGCGTGTGATTCTCGGATATTCCGCCGATTTTGTTCCGCAATAGTCCGGCAGTAATTTTCCCATTCTTTAGTGGTCATTTCGGGCAAGACTTCACCAGCCAAGTTGAATGGAATAGAGTCGGCTGGAAATAGGTCCGGCGTGTGCTGTGTTGTTGTCATGGTGTGGTGTTGGTTAGGGGTTAGAGAAGTCCGGCCTCGCGAAAGCTGAAATATGGAGGCTGCTCGGGGTTGCGCTGCTTCCCGGCAATGACGTGATCAACCAGGGGCATGTTTAGCAGGGTTCCCGCTTCTGCGATCTTGCGGGTGAGTCTGCGATCCGCCTCGCTCGGTTGTGGGTCTCCCGATGGGTGGTTGTGCATGATCACGATCGCGTATGCGGCCGCCACAATGGCCGGGCGGAATATCTCTCTCGGCTGGGCAATCGACTCATTCAGGCTGCCAAGGCTGACGAGGTTGTGAGCGATGACGTTGTGCCGGGTATCGAGAAGCAGAACGACAAGCATTTCCTTGTCGCCGTCATACCAGGGAGCGGCGGCGATTTTGCTATTCCAGTATTCAAAGGCCACGCCAGCGCGGTCGATCTTTGCTGTGCCTGGTGTCTCGTTGATCCGGCTCACCCGGATCTCGTAGGTGGTTTCTTGCGTCTGCATTTCATCATTTGCCCGTTTGGTCGGTTGGCTCTTCCGGTTTCTTGTTCGGCTTCTACCTTCTCACGGGTTCCCGTGGGAAGTCAACAGAAAAGTTTTAGAAATCTTTTATGTCCTGCGGAACGGCTTGGAATCTAGCTGCGCGGGCCGCCGCGCTTCTCCCTGCTCACTGACTGGCGGACTTTTCGGGCGGTCTCAGCGGGTAACTGGACGGTTGCCGTTGCCCTGGGGAAGGTGGTCCCGGCAATCACGGCGGCGGTGACAGCCTCGGAGACGTAGCCCCCGCGGGTGAGTCCTGAGCGGGTGGCGAGGTAGTCGAGCGCCTCAATGACCTCAAGGGAGACGGTGGAGCTGATGGAGTGCTTCCCGCGGCCGGGTCCGTGTCCGGTGGTTTCTTTGTGCTTGGTCATGGGCGTGGGTTGTTGGTTTGAGTGCGACCGGAAAGCTGCGAGGCCGCTTTATAAGCATCATGGCCGCTCAGGTAGCAAGTCCAGGCGCCCCATTGCCCATGCGGCGTGTTTATAGTCGACAACTGATAAACCTCTCCGGTTTCCACGTTCAATTTCATTGTCGCAGGCCGTCCGGTTAGCGGGTCAGTGCCTTCATGGAGTGTATAACGAGGTGGAGGCTTACAAGCGGCGAGTGTTATTGCCAGTGCTGGCGCTATCAGATACAGGGAACGGCTCATTGTAATAGGTGGATTATTTTGGGGTTGTCCTGGTCTACGCGCCAGAGGATCGGTGAGGCGTGGCCTTGTTGGGGTTTTCGGCGGCTCGGAGGCTGATGACTTCGGGGGTGTTGTAGCGGCGTTGCATGAGTTCCTGGGCTGATACAGTCCGCCCTGCCCTGACGCTCGCAATGATCGCCTCCCTGGCATAGGTGGACCGGGTGACTCCGGACTTAGTGGCGAGGTAATCCAGCGCCTCCAAGACCTCGTTGGGGATCGTCGTCGATATGCTGGTTTTCCCCTTTCCGTGAGGGTGTTCGGACTTGCTCATGCTGCACATTCGACCCGCTCAAAAAGATTTTCAAACTTTTTGTTGCATAGTCTAGTTATTCTAGTTAGAACGCTTAGATATGACTAAGGAGAAAGCAATATTCAGCGTCCAGCTCCCGGCTGAAATCGCTGATGAAATCAAGCGGGAGGCAGATCGTGAGCTCATTTCCGCCGCCGCTGTTGTCCGCCGCATCATCGCGGAGCATGTCCGCCAGAATGAGAAACAGGAGGCAGCAAAATGAGCGCACCTGCATTCTGCTCTCTCGTCGTTTGCCTCTCCGGGCTCCTTGTCCTGGCGGCGCTCTCCGGCCCCCTCGCCTCCGCGGCCGCTTCTTTTTTTTACGGCAACCGTAACCGGAGGATCCGGAAATGATCACGGCCGGGGAACTGGTCCGGCTGGAGGTGAGGCCAACCCGCCGGGATCGGGTGACGCTCGAGAAGTTCCAACCTGGCGCCCTTCTCGCGGCGCTCGCCCCCGCTTCTTTTTTTTACAGGGTGACTCTGAACGGGGAGATGCGGACCTGCACGCCGGACCCGCTGCGGGCTCGGGCTGCTTTTCGGGACTGCTGCCGCTGGGCTGTGACCGTATGAGCGCCAGCACCTCCACCCCGGCCCGATGGCTGACTTCCCGCGAGGTGTGCGACCGCCTCGGGATCCACCTGAACACGCTGGCCCGCTATGTCTCGGCTGGTGAGTTCGGCAAGGTCTTGTTTCTATCCCGGAAGGATAGGCGGATCTCTGAGACTGCCCTGGATGCGTTCATCGCTCGCCGCCTAGTTGGATAACATGGCAAAGCGTCCCTCACTTCTGGATCAGGTGGCCGCCGACGAGGCCGCCGCCCCTTCTCTTTTTTTGGTGAACACTGAAGAGGAAGGGAATCAGGAGATGGAGCGTCGTGGAGAGTTCACGGCGGAACGGCTGATGGAATCCCGTCCGACTATATACCGGGCGCTTGTCGATGGTCTCGGGCAAGGTCTCGGTGTCCGGCAACTCTGCCGGGCATATCGGGTGTCCCATCACACCGTCGCGGCTGTCATGGCTCGTGAATCTCACGCTGTAGCCACACTTAAAGAAAGAACTGTTTCCGTGTTGCGGACCTTTGGACGGCTGGCCGCTGATCGCCTCCTCGATGAGGTGGACCAGATCCCGATTCAGTCCCTCCCTATCGCTCTCGGGATCGCGGTGGAGAAGGCGGAGCTGCTGGCCGGTGGCGCAACGTCCAGGATCGAGCACACGGAAAGCGGCCCGACTCACGAGGATTATATCCGGATGATCTCCGGAAAGGTCATCGAGGCGGAGATCATCCCGGCTATCGGTTTTCAGGGGGGAGAAGTTGCCCAAAAGAGCGCCGATCCGGGTGCCGCGGTGCAGGCCGAGCCCGCCGCGGTGCAGGCCGTGCCCCTCGAGGTGGCCGCCCCGGCTGCCGGCATGGCTCTCCTCCCTGGTGTCTCTCATCATGCAGAGTTTCCCACTGGATCCCCTGAGAATCAATCAACACCTGATGAGCAATCAGGTTATTTGACAGGTTCCGACTCTGTAACGGCCCAGCCTGCTACACTTTCTGATACACCTTCAGCCAGTTTCGAGGCGGTCGAGGATGCCAAGCCAGCGACTCAGGAGCCCGCCCAGCGCGTCGAGGATGCCGGGACGACCCATGAGGCGACGACGACGACCGGCGAGCGTGAGCAGGCGCCCGGGCCGCGGACAGAGGGGGGGAGGGGGTCCGCAAAATCACGCCGGGTGTCCGGGGGGCATTGATCCATTCACGGAAAATTTTCACTAAAATGAGCACCACACAACCACCAACCCAACCATCCAAAAAATCTCCCCTTAAAAAAGA